AATGCAGGAAATAACTCCAGGGGTTGGTCAACAGGTGTAACTGGCACAGACTCAGATTTTAGAATCACACAAAATACAGATAACAATAAAGATTCTTCGACTGTGGGTTTATACATATCTGGTGATAATGGTAGGGTTGGTTTAGGTACAGATGCACCCCGGAGTTCCCTAGAGGTGGCGGGTAATGTTGTCATAGGTAGTGAACTTTCATTCAGTGGTCTCGCTGGTGACCCATTTGGCAACACGAAGCTTGTAGAAAGACGTTATACTGTAAATCAAGAGAGAACTGAACTTGTACTATTCAAGGGTAATGACGCGGGTACCACTTTAGGTCCCGATAGAATTCGACACATTGCAGCGGAGCATGTGTTCCAAACCTATACATCGGGGGGGACTTTCGATGACTTGGTTGCGGACCCAGTGTTGGATGCACCCTTAGTTGTCACCAACGACAGAGGTATTGTCGTTATTGGTGGAAGACGTTCAGACGCAGAGAATCGTGGTTCAAATACAAAACTCGTAGTAAACGGTGATATTGAGTTCGCTGGTCAGGGTGCGTTCTCACTGACTGGTATAGCATTCGTTACTACTAACCCCTCGGATGGATCTGACTCTATCAACCAAATTAGAAGTATTCTAGATGGAAGTAAGCGTCGTATACTTACGTTTACCCACCAGGATGGTAGTGGTGATTCTGAATATGCCCGTTTCGATTCAATTGGTAGACTTGGTATAGGTACAACAATTGTAGACTCTAATGTACATATTTATAACGGAAACACAACAGACCAAACACTACTAAAACTTGAGAGTCCTGGGGTGAACAAAGAAACTGGTATGCTCATCTACACTGGTGAGGGCGAAGGTGGATATCTCAGAGGATTCAGTAACTCTGAAAATGGGACTACAGGTCTCATTATGGGTGTCGCGAATAATAGTACTCTCACAAACTGTATTCATGTGATTCACTCGAGTAATGTTGGTATAGGTACAGATTCACCCGGTCAGAAGCTGACCGTAAATGGTATAGCTCGTGTGGAAAGTGTCACGAGTAACGCGACAATCGAACTCACAACATCGGCTGGAAGTGCGAACATTTATGCGGATACCACGGGTAATGTATTTATAAACCCATTGAGAACAGGAACAAAAAATACAACCTTCCTCAACAGTAATGTAGAGGTCATAGGTGATTTCTCTGTCGATGGTGCCCTAGATTTGGGTAACCAAGTCGGTTTAGGCCTCTCAGGTGAAAATGCGAATACGACACTCCATGTTAATGGTGGTTTCATCACAAACTCTGACCAGGTGGCGACGAAAAAGTACAGTCGTTCTACTACAATTACTAGTGGTAATGGTCAGGATATATGCTTTACATTTAAAACAAAAACATTTTATGCTAAAATCATAGCGGTATTACGTGAAGCAAGTGATGTACGCAACACAAGTACTATGATTCTCGAGGTGTCTGGTGGTACACACGATGGATCCACAACTTCTATGTACGATATAGCCCTTGGAACAGTGAGCGTATTTGGTGCTACAAACCCATACCCATGGAGTTCCACTATATCGGTCGGTAAACGGGGACTTAGCATAGAACCAACAGTGAAGGACGGAAACCCGGGTAACGACGCACGAACTTTTACATACGATTTATCAGTTGAAGTCGTATCTGGAGTTGACGGTGGACTTTCTAGAATAAGTCATAGACGAACAAACGGTCAGAACGGACTTAACGATGCGATTGGTGGTCAAGATTTACTAAGTGCATTCACATATTAAATTTACTACGAGGGAGGGTGGTACCCCGCGGTAGATTAAACATTTACGCCCTGATGGAATCAGAGACGGCTAGTGCTACTACGCCAACAATGAAAGCCATGATGACGTAATTTAATTCAGTTTCTTCGCGGCCGACCTGAGGCTTTACAGGTTCGGCCTTGGCCTCGGCGACAACTTCTTGCTGTCGAACGGGAGGCTCGAGCTCCTCAAGCGGACAATACGCTATCATTTATATAAGTTTAGAGATTTATTTCGGTCTTCTTCTTTCGACGAGTTCTCTTGGGTTTAGATCCTGAACCAACATTGACCTCCTTGACCTCACCCCCAGTGGAATCACCAGAGATGGACATGATATCAGAGAGATCATCATCCTCCTCAACAAGCTGAGGCGCCGAGGGTCCTTGTCCCATTGAGGTATTCATTGGGGGTGGGGGAGGCATCGAAATGCCACCCATGAGGCTTGAAATATCAAGTCCAGGTCCCTGCATCTCATACTGCCCTGAACCACCCACGGGTGCATCAACTGCGGGACCACTAGTGTCACGGGTGGTGTTTTGAACCGCCGCCATCATATTCTTCACCAGGTCTGGATTCTGTTTCATAACATCATTCATATTTGGCATCACGGACTTGAACATCGAATTTGTAAGGTGAAACATCATTGCCGAGCCACCCAACATCATAATCAGTTTGACCTCTGGTGCAACACTGACCTTAGATCTGTATTTCACATATAGTTCCTCAAACACACCATCATAATCATCAACATTCTCCATAACAGACTCAGACCAACCCTCAAGTTGAACCTCAAATGGGTTATACCTCTTATTCAAAAATTCAAGCCCAGTTACACAGGCGACCAACATACGGCGAGAGAAGCGAACTGATTGTTCAACATCTATACTGTATGTAATCCTCTTGACCTCTGATCTGAGTTCATCAACGTTCGAGTAAGCGTTCAACCTTTTGTTAACTGCAAATCCCTTCTTCTCAAGTCGAGCTAATTTGTTAATAAGATCCGACTTCTCTTCATCAATTGAAGTGTACCCCTTCGAGGGTTGTTCACCCTGGTCACTAGGACCGGGGCCCATCGGTTCATCATCGTCGAACATCATTGGTTCATCCTCACCATAATCAATTTCCTCATCCTGTTGAGGCTGAGTTGGGGCACTTTGTTTGTTGGGATTCACAAAAGCATCCATAGCCTCCTGACCCTGAAAAGATTGTTGAGGTCTTTGCATAGGCCTTGTGGGTCGAGGTACAGGTTTTGGTCGTGGTGCAGAAATTTGAATTTCATCCATCAGGGCCTGTTCATCAGCATCTAATTTCATCACAGTCGTTTGACCCCTATCGAGTACGATTTCTTCGTCCATCTACTGTCTATTTAGAAACTAAGAAAATCTCTTTAACGCACTTTAAAAAAATCTAAGTCTAATATAAATGCTTAACCTCAACAAGACCAACCGCAACGGCCTCATGGCCATAGCAGTTTTGATGACCCTCATCTTCATCCTGTCTTTTATGTCTGCGAAGACCGCGAATTATCAGCCCAGGCCAATTACCATTACACCCGTCAGTGAAGAATCTCTCTTCGACCTCAAGCCAGACCTTGAATGCACCGCTGGTTCAGGGAAGGAGGACAGCCCTTACTCTGTTGGTCTTACTCCAGGTGGTCTTTGTGGTGCCCAAAAACTTGTAGGTGATCATGCCGGATATGAGATCGCGGATGGAATTGGTGGATCTTTAATCTAAGCTAATGATATATGGCTTTAATCACAACGCCGACGGAGATGATTCCCGATCTAAACTATGAATATCATACCATCACAATTGATACTCTTAATCAGACTAGCGCGAACACATGGACGTGTTTTTTGACTCAGCCTCTAAAAAATGTTGTACAGGCTCGACTTCTAGCCGCTCGGATTAATACAGTCACACCAGGTAATGGAAGTGAACATTGCTACATTTCTATTGATGAGTTGAATTCTACATTTAATGATCGCGCTACCAATGTTTATGAAGGTCAGGACTCACTAAGTGTGCTTCGAAAATCTTTTGCTAGTATTGTTACTACAGATGATACTGGTATAATAAGTTTCAAAGATGATTACCCAATTGCTGTGCAATACGTAAATCCTATTCGAACAATTGATCGTCTCACTATCAATATTCGTAATCAAAGTGGTGTTCTTATAACACCACCAAATCCCGCCGAAAATAATTTTTTGGTTATTCGTTTCGTCTGTAGAAAACCCAACCTGTAATTTTTCTCCCCTTAAATTAGTATTACCATGTCTGCCGGTGTTGTTCAATTGATTGCTATAGGTGCCCAGGATAAATATATCATGGGTAATCCTGAAATATCTTTCTTCAGTTCAACATTTAAACGCCATGCTAATTTTTCACAATCCGTTGAAAAACAAACCATACACGGAGCGGTGAAAAACAATTCTATGTCTAGCATCCAATTTGAGAGATCTGGTGATCTTCTCAGTTACGTGTATTTTACACTAGATGACAAAACCCAAGCCCTCGATATTCAACGATGGGACACCATTATTGATAAAGTTGAGCTTTTAATAGGTGGTTCCGTTATTGACACACAAGACGCAATTTTCACAGAGAAGATTGCTATTGATACATTTGCACAAAATGTATCTAGGAGTGCGAACGGTACACACCCCGGTATTTCTGCACGCTCATTTTTTTACCCTCTCAGGTTCTTTTTTTGTGAGGGGCCACAATGCGCTCTACCCCTTGTAGCCTTAAACTATCATAATGTTGAAATTAGGATATATTGGGCTACAGCTGCTGCAAATTACAATGTTGAATGTTATGCAAACTACTATTACCTCGATAATGAGGAGCGTGGTCAGGTTGTATCTAGAAAACATGATCTCCTCATAACACAAGTCCAAAAAAATATTGCTTCAGGTACTTTAGTTCAAGAACTTACGTTTAATCATCCAGTAAAATATTTAGCATCCTCGGATACAACAACTGATGGTGCCCTCACATCTCCCACAAACAAAGTTAAATTAAACATAAATGGTCTCGATGTAAGTAACTATAAATGGGGTAAACCACATTTTATAGACGTCACGAGTTATTATCACACAAACTTCGTAACTTCTCCAGATTTCTTTCTTTATTGTTTCTGCCTCTCAACATCCAGCTTACAGCCCACAGGAACACTCAACTTTAGTCGTGTATCGTCAGCTACTATCATGAGTGAGTCTATGAAGATTAATGACCCAATTTATGCAGTAAATTACAATATTTTGAGAGTGGAAAATGGAATGGCCGGTTTACTTTACGCAAATTAAAATACAACCTTATACTAAATGGTCAAGACCTTACCGACCGTTGAGAGGTCAACCCAGATTCGGTTTGGTAAACACGCTCAACAGGACCAGGGTGAAAACACGATCGTTCTAAATGCGAGTAATACCGCGGTTGATGCTTCGACAGGTGGGGCCGTTTATGTATCACCGGTTCGTTTTAGACCCGACTATGAAGGTAAGGCTGAAATTGTATTGATGATGTATAACACACTTACAAAAGAATTAACTGAATCTGGTGAATCAGCGCAAGATCTCATCGGTAATCAGGGTTTTCAAGCTGTAACCAACCAAGGTAATACAACTTCTAATAATCTAATTTTTTATAATAATGTAGCTGCATTTGTAACCACCGGTAATGTGGGTATAGCCAATTCCTTAGCTTCTCATACTTTGAGTGTAGGTTCCAATGTTTACATTGATGATAAAGGTATAAATGTGTTAGTTGTTTCCGGTGGGGTTGGCATCACGGATACAACCACTTCAACCTCTGCCACAACCGGTGCCCTTAAAGTTGCCGGTGGTATCAGTACCGAAGAAAACTTAAATGTTGGGGCCGTCACGAAGGTATTATCTGCGACTGATTCTACTTCTAAAACCACTGGTGCTCTAATTGTCACTGGTGGTGTGGGTATTTCTAAAAATATTCATGGTAAGAATGTTTTCGTTGAAGATGTCGTGTCAAATAGCGTAGTCATTTTAGACACTACTACTTCATCCTCCGCGACTACAGGTGCCCTCCAAGTTGCGGGTGGTATCAGTACTCAAGAAAACCTGAATGTTGGAGCTGTTGCTAAGGTGTTATCCGCAACGGATGCCTCTTCTAAAACCACCGGTGCCCTAATTGTCACTGGTGGTGTGGGTATTTCTAAGAATATTCATGCTTTAAACGCTAATTTTGAAG